CTCGATGCCATTCTCGCCACTTTGCCAGCAGAGCAAGGGCGTGAGGTTGGCCTGTATCTCAAGATGCCCTACACCCGGCGCGATCATCCGCTCGTCGCGATGGTGCAGCAGGCGTTCGGCTGGACGGATGCGCAGGCCGATGACGTGTTCGCCGAGGCGGACGCGATTTAGAAGTGCACGTAGGAGATATACATGACGTTTGAAACAAGCCAAGTACCAATGGGCGGCGCGGCGTTGAGCCCCGTTGAATCCAATGTGATCCCGGCGTCGAGCACGACGGGGGTATCGCCGATTCTCGGGGGCAGCCGACCGATGCTGGTTCAGGCGTTCAATATGCCGCCGACCAGTGTGGCCGGCATTTACATGGTCGCGCAGTACCTGCTCGGCGAAGAGAGCGACGGTGGGCAGTCAGGCTGTTACATCAGCCCCAAGGCGATCAACGCAGAGCAGCTTGAGTCTGAGTTTTCGCCGTGCGGCAGGTAGCGTGGTACCCGGTGAACAACATGGCGGAGACGTGCGCGCGGATGAAGGCCGCCGACCCGAGCGTGGCGATGACGGCGAGCGGCTGCATGCAAGTGCATCCGCCAGCCGCGCCAGCGGCGCCGTCCGCTGCACTATCTTCACCGGCGCGCGGGATGTGAGCTACGAAGACTTTGGCGCGCTGGTGCGGGCCTGCGTCATTGCCGACCAGACTGATAAGGCAAAGGCAAAACCATGATCGTTGAAGATGGCACCGGCAAGACCAACGCAAACGCGTACTGCACCGCGGCATTTGCGGCCGACTATCACGCCGCTCGCGGCAATGCGGCATGGGATGCCGTCGAGGACGCGGACGCCGCCATCGTGCGCGCCACCGACTACCTGACGCAAGTCTATGGTCAGCGCTGGCAAGGCATTCGAAAGACCGGCACGCAGGCACTGGACTGGCCGCGATACGACGTTGTGATCGACGGCTACGCCGTTGACTCGACTGTCATTCCCGACGCCGTGAAAAACGCATGCGCCGAGCTGGCGCTGCGCGCGGCTGCCGGCGATCTTCTTCCTGACGTTGAGGCGGAAGTCCTTTCCGAGAGCGTCGGCCCGATCAGCGTCACCTACGCGCCTGGTGCCCGGCAATCAGCGGAATTCCGCGCCGTGGATCGCATCCTCGCCAAGTATCTGCGCAGCGGCGGAAACAACATTCCGATGGTGCGTGCGTGACCACCGACGAGCTGATCCATCGTGACGCGTTCAATTTATTCCTTGGAGACCTGATTGGCAGCGGCATGAGCCGGAAGGTGTTTACCTGTCCGTTGATGCCGAACTGCATCGTCAAAGTGGAATCTGGAAGCGGTTACTTTCAGAACGTGATCGAGTGGGAAACGTGGCAACGCGTGAAGCTGACCGAGTTCTCGCGATGGTTCGCTGAATGCAAAGCGATCAGCCCAAATGGCTCGATTCTCGTCATGGAGCGCACGCTTCCGGCAGCGCCTAGTGACTACCCGGAGCGCATGCCAACTTTTCTCACCGATTTCAAGCGGGCGAATTACGGCGTGGTGCCCGACGGCCCGACGCGGTCTGGCAAGGCGGGATCGTACTTTCTGGTGTGCCACGACTACGGCACAAACCTTTTGTTCGAGAACGGGATGACCAACCGCACGCGAAAGGTGACGTGGAGCGATGACCTATAACTACGCCAAGACGGCCGCAACAGCCGACCGCCTCATCAAGCGCTTCGGCAAGGCTGCCACACTGCGCCGCACGCTGGCGGACCCGTCCACGTACAACCCGGCTACCGGCGTTGTCGCGCAGCCAGTGGAGACGCAAACCACTTGCAGCGCAGTCGTGACCCCGTACGGCGACAAACTGATCGACGGCACGCTGATCCGGCAGGGAGACAAACAGGCATTCGTTGCTGTCGTGAATGTTTCGGAGCCGAAGGCGGGCGACTTCCTCCTGTGGGAAGGCGTCTCGTACACCGTCATGAATAGCAAGACGCTAGCACCTGCTGGCGTCAACGTGATCTACGAATTGCAGGTGCGGACGCCATGAGCGTGCACGGCTTTTCGATCCCATGGGACGAGCTGGCGGCGCGAGCCAAGGCCGATCTGAACACGGTAGTGCAGAAGGCGACGTTTGACCTGTTTTCTGCTGTCGTTCTGAAAACCCCGGTTGGCAATCCGGATAACTGGAAAAATCCACCACCTCCCGGGTATGTCGGCGGACGGTTTCGCGCAAACTGGAACTGTACGCAGTCGAAAGCAGACCTCTCTACGACGGGCAGCACCGATCAGGCTCGTGCTGAGCAACAGGCAAATAAGGCGCTCAGTTTTGCTGCTGGAGATGTCGTCTACTTTGTAAACGGGCTTCCCTACGGCCCGCGACTCGAATATGAGGGATGGTCAAGTCAAGCTTCGTCCGGAATGGTGCGCGTCAGCATCGCGGAGTTCGATCAATACATCAAGAAGGCGATCAAGTCGTGAGCAACCGATTGATTCGCGCCGGTTTTGAGCAGATCGTCGCGGCGTGGGCGGCAGCGAAAAGCCCTGCGATCCCTGTCGCGTACGACAACCAGGTTTTCACGCCGCCAGAAGGCCGCTATTTGCGCGTGCTATTTCTGCCTGGACAAACCACCAGCGAAGACCTGGACGGCCTGCAACGCACGTTTGTGGGTGTCTTTCAGGTGTCGCTGTACATGCCCAACGGGCAGGGCGCTGGCGCCAGCCATGCGCTTGAGGAAGAGCTGATCGCCCTGTACCCGAAAGAGACAGAAATCGTCTCCGGCGGTCTTCGCGTTCGCCTGACGCGCCCGATGAGTGCGGCGGTATCGATACCCGGAACCACGCACTACCACACGCCGATTTCGTGCGCATACCGCGCCGATAACTAAGTCCCCGTCCCGCCGGTAACACGGCATTCAAACCACCAACCTGCTTCGGCGGGTTTTTTCATTTCTGAAAGGCTCAAACATGAGTGCTGCACTTGCTATCCCGGCGCAGGGAACGACGTTGGTGATTGGCGCCAGCGGTATTGCTGTAACCACGATTTCTGCGATTACGGCAGCAAACCCCGCTGTTGCTACCAAGACCGCCCACGGACTCAATACCGGCCAAGTCGTCAAGGTCACTGGCGCGACCGGCATGGTCGAGATCAACGGCCGCATTGCGGTGATTCGCAAGATCGACGCCAATACGGTCGAGCTCGGCGGCATCGACTCGACGCTGTTCACCGCCTACTCTGGCGCGTCTGGTGTACTGACTCCGACCGCATGCAAGGTGAGCGGCCTGGAGCAATACCAAATCTCCGGGCAGGCTGCAACGCAGATCCCAGCGACCGATCTTGACTCGACGCAAATCGAGAATCTGACCGGCCTGAGTGGCGCAGGCTCCATGACGCTGACGCTGCAAAAGGTGTTCAGCGACGACGGCCAGAAGGCGCTGGAAGCGTCTGCCAACACGCCGGGCGTGAACGTGGCTATCACGCTGGCCCCGAAAGGCGTCACTGCTCTGACCACTACCGGCGCGTGCTCGAAGGTCGATTTTTCTGGTGGCGTTGATGCGCTCACCAAAGGCTCGGCCGACATCGTCCTGGCTGCGCGCTTCAAGTAGTCATGACCGGCGAAAACACCGTGGGCGGCACGTCAACCGCAAACAAGCGCGTGAATCTCAGCAAGGCGGAACTGCTGGCTCGTGGCCGCATTCCGCTGCGGGAAGTCACGCTGCCGAAATCCGGAATCACGCTGACGTTGCGTGATCCGAAGTACGCCCGCAAGACGGCGATCCTCACCGCGTTCAACAACCGCGCGAAAGCTCTGGACGGCGAAATGCTGACAGCAGAGCAAGAGGCGGCCGACGAGCTCGCGCGCACGATGGCGATGCAGAAGGCAATCGTGCTTGAGTGCGTGATTGACCCCGACACCGGCGGTCCGTTCTTCACGGAAGCCGACTGGAATGAGATGTGTGAGGGTGACGGCCTTGTCATCGCCGAGATTTCCAACAACGTGCTGAACTCGATGGCTGGAAACAAGGAGGCGATCAAAGCCGAGGGAAACGACTCCGCGCAGACGCAGAGCGATGTTTCGTCATCCGCTTAGCGCTTGCGCTCGGAAAACTCCCCTCTCAACTCGGATCGCTTGAACAGCATGAACTGACTGAGCTGATGGCCTACGACCAGTTCGTAGAGCCCATCGGCAACAAAGGCTTGCTGCACTTCGGCGCGCTGCAATTCACGCACGCGCTGAACCTCGCCCGCAAACCCGGAACGCCCACCTTCGACACTGAAGACGTGCAGCCGTGGTCGCGGAAGTCGCAAATCCAACAGACCGGCGAATTCGCTTCACGCGAAGAGGCGCTGGCTTACCTCAATGGTGGCGCATGACGGATCAAGTCACGAGCATCGGCATCGGCGTAGACAGTCGCCCGGTTGTTGACGCTGGGGCTGCGCTCGACCGCATGGCGGCGTCCGGCAAGGCCTCCGAGGGCGTTATTGGGCGCCTTGTTGCCACCGTGTCGGAGTTCACGACCGGGTTGCGCCAAGGGGCAAACCAGGCGCTTGAAGAGCATCGCAAACAAATCGAGCTTGCCGCCGCCGCCGCAAAGAAGCTTGGCGAAGAATTGGCCGCGGCCAGCGGCAAGATTGCCGAAGGCATGGGTGCTGCCAACAAGTCGCTACGCACCTTTCTTGCCGGGGCCGTGTCTGGCGCAGCGGTCATGGCCGCTGTGTCCAAGGAATTCAGCTCTTTCAATCGCCAGATCGACGAGCTCGGAAAACTGGACGATGCCGCACAGGCTATCGGAGAGACAGTTGAGAAGCTGTCCGGACTGGAAGCCGTCGCGAAGATCACGAACTTCTCATTCGACTTCGTGCAGGCGTCGGTAGCGCGGCTGACCAAATCGCTCGCAGCAAATGACGACGAGTCGAAGGGGGCGGCCTACGCACTCAAGCAGCTTGGCATTGAAGCGCGCGATACTGAGGGGAAACTCCGCTCTGGCGTTGAAATCACGAAAGAGGTCGCCGACGCGCTTGGCAAGGTAGAGAGCTCGGCCAACAAGACCGCATACGCACAGGCGATCTATGGTCGCGGCGCTGCGGCGTTGATTCCGTACCTGAATGACCTTTCTAAAGCCAATCTGGACGTTGCTATTGCGACGACTCAGCAGGCCGAAGCGGCGTCGAATTATCGCGACGCTCAGGGCGCGCTATCGCTGGAAACGACAAGGCTCTACAACGTCATTGCCGGGTCGGTGCTGCCCGTGTTTACGCAGGTCATTGAGTACATGACCAAAGCGAAAGGCGAGGCGGGCTCCCTCAACTCAGAGATCAAGAAGCTCGCCGACGACGGATCGCTCAAGCAATGGGCTCAGGACGCCGTTGTAGATGTCGGCTGGGTGATTGACTCGTTTCGCGGCGTTGTCGTAGTGGCGAAGATCGCCGGCACGGCAATTGCAGGCATCGCTCGTGATGTCGTTACGTTCGGCGAGGCCGGCGTCGGCGTCACAAAGGCCATTCTGAGCGTTGGCAATGCATCCGGGATGGCAAACGGACTCGCCGAGGCGCGAAGCGCGTTGACCCGACTTGGGGATGGCGCCAAGTACGCGAACGAGGACATCCAGGAGCTCGCCGAGACATTCACCAAAGGCAGCTTCGTCGAAAAGGCAAAGGCTGCATTCGGCCCGAATCTCAGCGTCAACCTTCGTGCCTTCAACAACGAGCTGGAAAAGTCTGCGGCGACGTTGCCTGACTTTGAAACAAAGACGGGAAAAGCCGGCAAGGCCGCGGTCGATACCTACGGAAAACTGATCGAGAGGATCGCGGAGCGAATCGCGATTGAAAACTCGTCGCTCGAAGGAACGGAGAAATTCACCGCCGGACAGAAGTTTGCGCTGACGGTGTTGAAAGACCTCACCGACACCAAGAAGAAGTACACCGATCAGCAGAAAACCGCCGTCGCCAAGATGCTTGAAGAGCTGTTGGCTACCGAGCGCACCGTCAAGGCCCAGGACGACAAGAAGAAGCAGTTGACGGCCATCATGGCTATCAACAAAGAGGCTATCGCCATCGAGTTCAAGTTGCTTGAGGCGTCTCGCGCCAAGACGCAGGCGATCACCGACGAGAACAACAAGCTGCAGGAAGAGATCACGACGTTCGGCCTCAGCAAGACCGAAATCAACAACCTGACCATAGCGCGCTTGGAAGCCAAGCTTGCCACCTACGATCTTGCTGCCGCAGTCGGGACCATGTCAGAGGCAGACCGCGCCGCTGCCGAAGAGATCAAGGAGCAGATCAAGGCGCTGCGTGAGCGCAACGGCCTGTTTGACGCCAAGGAGATTCTGGAGCAAGCCAAGAAGACTCGCGACGAGACGGCGCAGGTCTGGAAGGGCATCGGCGACGACATCACGAACTACATCATGTCGGGGTTCAAGAACACCCGCGACCTGTTGAAGCGGATGTTCGAAACGCTGGTGCTTCGGCCGATCATCAGCCCAATTGCGAACGGCATCGCTGGCGGGTTGCAATCGTCGCTATTCGGTGGAAGCGGATCAATCCTCGGCGGCGGTGGCCTGCTTGGAAGCCTGTTCGGCAGCCTTACCCGTGACGACGGCGTTGGCGGGATCATCGGCGGCACGGGCTTGCTCGGCATGCTCGAAAAAATCCCCGGTATCGGAAGCCTGTTCAGTGGCGCTGGCGGGCTGCTTGGCGGATTGGGTGGAGCCGGTGGCTTTTTGGGCAGCTTGCTCGGTGGGCCAATCGGGCTAGTTGCTGGCATCGGGTCAATCGTTGCCAGTCTGTTCAAGAACGAAAAAGGCTTCAAGTTCGACAACAGCTTGCGGAACGTAGCGGCGGCGCCTGCCAACGTGCAAGTTTCCGCGCTCGGCAACTTCGCGCCTTCTGGTGATGTAGACGGCAAGATTCTCGGCGCCATCCAGCCCTTCATAGCGAAGGTGCAGTCGATGGACAAGTACATCGCCGACAACTTGCTGAGCGATGACACGCTGGCAAAGGTCCGCGAACAGATTCAGCAGTTGCAAAACCCGCGCTGGTGGAATCTGGAAGACAAGGACGCCATCGAAAAGGCTTCCAAGTTCTTCTTGCAACAGCGTTACAGCGTCGCGTTCGATGAAATCGACAAGAGCGTAGCCGACATGATCCGCACGTTCTCCGGCACTGCCGATGAGCTGATCCAGTTCATCACCAAGGCGTCGCAGAGCAAGCAGGTCATCGACGCGCTGAGCAAGGCGATTCCGTCGTTGAATCTATCGCTGTCGCAGTTCCTGAACCTGACCGAACAGCAGCAGCAAGACCTCGCAACGATTGCTGCGATCATGCCGATTCTTGGGCAAGACATTGCCCAGCTCGGCGCTGATGCGTACCTGGCGCAGACGCGCGGCATTGTTGATTCGTTCATCGCGCAGGGTGATGCCCTTGACGACTTGATGGACAAGTACGCCAAGGGCGAGGCGACGATTGCTCAACTTGCCGACGCGACGGTTGCATTCGGACAGGCGGCGGTGAACGTCATTGCCGGGCTTGCCGCCGCTCGTGACCGCGTCAATGCCGACGTGTCAGGCGGCATCCGCAGCATTCAGACGACCGGGCTCGACCGTGAAGCGCTGAACCGCTTCCTGAGTTCGGAGGCGGAGACGCTGCGTGCGCAAATTGCGGTAACCACCGATCCGGCCAAGATCAATGATCTGGTGCAGCGGATCATCGCAAATAGCACGCAAGTGTTTTCCGGGCTGTCTCCGGAAGAGCAGGCAGCGCGACGCGCAGAGTTCATCAGCGGCTTGCAGACGCTTCAGCAAGAGGCCAACGCGCGCATCGACAAACTCAATGAGATTGTGCTGGCGAACACCAACACCACTCGCGACGCGGCGCGTGATGCGTTCGAAGCTGCAGTTGACAAGTTCAACAAAGGCGCGAGCGACACGCTGGACGCTGCCAATACCCTGAATGACGCGGCCGACAAGATCGACGACACGTTTACTCGCGGGATCGACATTCGCGTGACTCGCGACACGGCGGCAATCGGGGGGCTCAACTAATGCCGCGCAGCTCAGTCGGGAGCGGTTTCGAGACCAAGCTATCGGCGGCAGTTACCAGTCCTGGCTTCCTGATCGAGATCGCGTTCAGCACCGTGCTGCGGTTTAGCACGCGCGGTGACATCACGATCAGCGGGACAACTTGGTACGCGCGGCCGTTCAAGGTTTCTGGGCCGCCGCGCCCGACCATCACGATCACCGACACCGACAACGTGATTGCGGCCTACCTCCAGACCGAAAAGATCGCGGGCAAGGCGATCAAGCTTTGGAAGTTCGACGGTGACGCGCCGACCTCCCTTGAGTACACCCAGTATTTCGAGGGCGAGGGCGACGACTACACGATCAACAAGACATCGACGGTCATCCGCGCTGTCCAGAAGGGCGTGGACACCCGCAAAGAGCCAAGCATGCGGATCGTTCGCAACTCCGTCAGGCAGGAGATCACCAAACCCGGAACCAAGATTTATTGGGGGACCGAGCTTTACACGCTCGAAAACTGATGGCTACCTATCCGGCACTCAAACAGACCATCGAAAGCACTCGAACGCGCCTTTCCGGGCTCGTTGCCGACGAGGGCGGAAACCTTACGCTGTGGATGCGCAACATGGCGCCAACAGAGAAGTTCAAGTTCTCCCTGTTTCATGTCTTGGTGCAGTCGCAGCTCGACACGCTGATGGCGTTCTACGCGGCCAACAAGACGACGCCGTTTGACCTCGTCTTTCGCGACAACCTGTCGGTGACACACACGAACTGCCTATTCCTCGACGCACCGCAGAAAGTAGCTCACCACAGCAAGGGATTGTTCACCTATCGCGTGGACATCCGCACGCAATGAGCGCCTACCCGTCGCCAACGACCGGACCCGGCCCCGGTCAGCAAACCCTATTGCCGGCGCCGAAGCCGATCATCCCGGTCGTCCCTGGCCAGATACAGCCGTCTGTCCCTGGCCAGATACAGCCGTCTCGCGAGGACTACAACGACGCATCGCGCTCGGTGGTCGAAAGGACGGCGACCATCTCGGGCGTCGAAACTCTGCTGCCGATCATCTACGGCACAGACCAGACCGGCGCGAAGATCACCGCCGTCGTGGCGAGCGGCGCAAACTTGTTGCTGCGCTGCGAATGGTGCAGCGCGTACGGCTATGGCATTGATGCGGTGCAGTCGTACTTTGTGGACGGTGTCGCGCCGTCTGGCGGCATCACTGCGACGCATTACACCGGCACTCAGACAACGCCAGATTCAACGCTGGTAGCCGCCTATGCCGCGCAGGGTAAGAGCTATACCGACACCCTTGCCGGCATTGCCTACAGCGTCGTCTCCGTGCCGGCTGGCGTCACGCAGGGGTTCCCGCGCATCGTGGCTCAGATTCGCGGCCAGAAAGTGCGCACCACGTTGGCCGGCTCGTATGCCTTCAACGAAAACCCGGTTTGGCTGATCGCGTGGCTCTTGGTGGATCGGCTCGGGGTTGCGATTGACTGGACGGCCTTCGCGACCGCTGCTGCCGTCTGTGACGCAACGGTGGGCTCTCCTCCCGAGAAGAAATACACCATCGGCCTGTCGCTGGAGACCGAGCAGGACGTATGGAAGTGGGTTGACCTGGTGCTTGGCTACTGCCGTGGATTCCGCTGGTTCGACAACGGGTTGCATGGCATCACCATCGGCAACGCGGCTCAGACAACGTCGGGGTATGTCACCGAATCGCTGATGAGCAATGGCGACATCGAGATCAAGAGTCGCAACGTCAAGAACCAGCCGACAGTCGTTCGCATCTACTACACGAATCTACAGAACGGGCTGGCCGCAGACGATTTTGCGGAAGCGCAATTGCCGGGCGTTGGCACCACCCTGCCGTACTGGCTCAGCGAGATTCGCAAGTCGGGGATCAACCGATTCAGCCAAGCCAACCGCGAGGCAATCGAAGCCCTCAACGATCTTTACCTTGGCGACACGTTCGTCAACTTCGGCACCCGCGATCAGGGCTTGAAGTACCTGCCGGGCGACGTGGTGGAGCTGACGCACTCCCGTGGCCTGTCGGGAAAAAAGGTACACGTTTTGTCGAATGCGCCGACCGACGCTGGCCGCTGGCGCATGGAAACCCGCGAGTACGATCCCGCGATGTATTCGAGCGTGGTTGTCACTACGCCGACATACCCGGACACATCGCTTCCAACGCCGAGCAGCCCGCCTACCGTTGGTTCCTTGACTCTGACCGAGGAATACGTCGTGCAGCCGGTCGGCGCCATGCCGCTGAGCCGCATCCGTATCACTTGGGCGGCTATCACGAATTGGCCGTTCCTGGCTGGCTACCGCGTGATCCTGCGGGACAGCAACAACTCAGTAGTGGATGACCAGGTTATCACCGGTGCCGTCTACGTGTCACCGCCGCTGCCGGCATTGACGACGTACACCTGTTCTGTGTACGCGCGCAGCCAGATCGCACAAAGCGCAACAGCGAGCCCCGGCACAATCAGCCTCGTCGGTACCGGCGTTGAATCGCTCGCCACCGTCGCCAGCGCGGCGATCACCCCGTCAGGCGGCTGGTTCCTTGATGGCCCGGAGCAATACCAGCTCTTCCCCGGCGACCCGAACAT